TCGCGCTCGTGGTGCGCAGCGTGTCCAACGCAGTCAAATGAATAAGACGATTGAGTGGATGAAAAACAACGGTTACGGCGAGATCGCTGCAATGGTTGAGCAAAACCCCGGCATCGCGTCAAACGTCTTGTCTGCTATTTTGAGCAAGAAGTTGGCTCCGCAAACAGTTGATAAAACGGCTGCAGTCCAAAACTATGAGTTCCTAATCTCACAGGGTATACCAAAAGAGCAAGCTATGCAGCAAGCGTTTGGTAAAGGCGAGACAAGTATTAATCTTGGAACGGGTGCTAAGGTTGCCGGCGACTATGTTATTGTTGAAGACCCAACGTCAGAGGCAGGCGTGCGTTTTATTCCCATACCGGGCGGAAAGGCGGCACAAGAGGCAGCGGCGGAAACGCAAAGGAAAGATATAACAACTCAACAGACAGCTAAAAAAGAGGCTGTCGTGTCAGGATCAATTGATTACCTCGTGGGTAAACTTGACAAGGGTGGGTTTTTCAATCTTCCAGAGGCGGGGATTGTCGGAAATGTCTTGAGTACGCTTGGGGTAAATCAGGATGCTGTTGATTTCCGTAATGAGCTGAAATCCGTTCAGGCGAATATTGCCTTTGACCGATTACAGCAAATGAGAGAAGCATCGAAAACAGGCGGCGCGCTTGGTGCGGTTAGTGAACGCGAGCTTGATTTGTTGATCAACGCATATGGCAATATTGACCAGTCAACTAGCCCAGAGCGGTTAAAGCAAAACCTGCTAAACATTAAACGCATCATGACCAAGATTGAAAACGATCCAATCGCAAGTGCCATCTATTATGGCAAAGCAGCTCCAACAACTCAGGCAGCACCTCAAGGCGGAACACAAGTAGGGGAACCATATTAATGGCTAAAAAATCTTATCCAGTGACCCGTGATGGTGTTCAGTTTGAGGTTCGAGCAGAAAGCGCAGAAGAAGCCCGCCGCATTGCAGAGGCAGCAGACTTGGCAACAGTCCCGCGCCTAATTGCGCGCGACGGGAAAACCCGCATATTTGAGCGCCCAAATGGTCAAAGATACCTAGTGTCCCCAGAATACAGCACAACAGATCAGGAGAAAGTTGCAAAGGCTTTATCTGGCATGTCTGCGGGTGAGATATCGCGGCAGTCAATTGATGAGAGCTTAATCCAACAATATCCTGTCGCAGCTCGTGCTGGCGAATATGTGCGCGGCGTACCATTCGCAGGATCATACTTGGATGAGGCATTAGGGGCTGTACTTGGCCCAGAGGCAAAAACAGGGGCTCGGGCGCTCTCAGGTGCTATGCAGCGTCAGCGCCCGGGCGAAACGCTTGGCCTTAATGTTGCCGGCGGTGTGGCGGGTACAGCCGCAACACTTGGATTGGCCCCAAGGCTTGTTGGCGGTGCAACTGCCGCAGCAGTTGGGGGGGGCACGCGCGCAGCACAAGTTGCACGCGGTGTTGGATTGGGCGCAACAGCTGGCTTAGTTGAAGGTGGTATTTATGGTGCGGGCGAAGGCACAGACGCGGGAAGCCGTATGCAAGAAGCTGGACGCGGTGCGGCAATCGGCGCAGGGGCTGGCGGCATTCTTGGCGGTGCGGCACCAATCGCAGCCGAGGGTATTGCGAATATTGCGCGCATATTTAAGCGCAGCGACATCGGAACAATTGCATCATCTTTGGGGATTTCTCGCGATGCCGCGAAGGTGATCAAGAATACATTTGATCAAGGCGGCGACATTCAGGCGGCAATGCAGAACCTGCAACGCGCTGGATCTGAGGCCATGCTTGCAGATGCTGGCCCAGCGGCGCAAGCCCTTTTGGATGCTGCAAACATTTCTGGAGGCCCAGCGGGTCGCACAGTTCGCACGGCAATTGATGAGCGCATGTCGCGTACTGGTCAAGCTGTGGAGCAATCTCTAAATCAGGCGCTTGGACAACCCCCTGCAGGGCCGCGCACAGCAATTAATGAGATTGCAGAGCGCACACGTCCGCAGCGCGAACAGGCTTATGGTGAGGCATACGGTACGCCGATTGATTATGCGACAGATCAAGGCCGCGCAATTGAAAATGTGTTGGCGCGAATTAACAAGATTGATCCAAAGGTTTTGCGTAATGCGATTGCAGAGGCAAACGCGGATATGGAATATCGCAATATCACAAACCAACAGATTATGGCTCAGATTGCTGATGACGGGACGGTCAAATTTATTGAGATGCCAAACGTTCAGCAACTTGATGAAATCAAAAAAGCGCTCGGCAAGATCGCATATGAACAAAATGTTGATCAGTATGGCCGGCTTACCAATGCGGGATCACGCTATGCAGGGCTGGCAAACGAGTTGCGCGACGCAATCTCTGGTGCGGTTGAGCCATATGGCTCAGCGGTTGCTATTGGCGGAGATAAACTAGCAGAGGAGCGGGCGTTTAGCCTTGGCGCGGAATTGTTGCGCCCCGGCACGCGCGTTGAGGATCTTGCGTTTGAGCTTGGTAAAAATCCATCTCAGGCGCAGATTGATGCAGCAAAGAGCGGACTGCGTATGTACATAGATGATGCGTTAAGTAATGTGCGGGCTATTGCAAGCGATCCGACTGTTGAGGCAGTTGAGGCGCGTCAAGTTATCAAAGCAGTAACAGACCTGAGCAGCGACAATGCACGCGCAAAAATACGTCAGCTTATGGGCGCTGAAGCGGATGCCTTATTAAACCAAATTGATCAGGCGGCTCAATCTGCAACAGTTCGCGCTGCGATGGCTCAAAACTCTAAAACTGCAGGCCGTCAGGCAATTGACCGAACAGTTGGGGAAATAACTGAGCCGGGCGTTGTTGGTCAGGCTCTGCAGGGTGAAGCCGTGAACACAACAAAAGCACTCATCCAAGCCGTAACTGGCCAAACTGGTGAATATACAGCGGCGCGGCGTCAGCAGATCTATAACGACATCGCCAAGGCGTTGACAGAAAAGCGCGGCGAAAATGCACTGACAGCATTGCGTGTCTTGGATGCAGCGATGAAGGGCCAAGCTCTCACAGAGGCGCAGACTGACAGCCTTGCTAAGATGTTGGCTGGGGTGTTATTCTCTGGATCAGAAACAGGAATTGCGCGCGGTTATGCTGCAGAGCAACGTCAGGGCGAATAAGGAAAACGCATCATGGAATTAAAACCAAAATCACGCATGGAGATTGAGGGCATTGTGCAGGGCGCGATCCAAGATGCTGTTGATTTCGTTGAAAGCGAGATCTCAGAGGATCGCATCAAGGCGCAGCGCTATTTCGACGGTGAGGTTGACCTTGGCTATGAGGATGGCCGCAGCAAGGTCGTTGCCACTAAGGTGCGCGACACGATCCGCGCGGTTAAGCCGAGCCTAATGCGCATTTTCCTAAGCACTGCAAAGCCTGTTGAGTTTGTCCCAACTGGCCCAGAAGACGTTGCAATGGCGCAGCAGGCGACAGACTTTGTGAACCATGAGTTCAACCGGTTGAACGGGTATCGCATCCTAAACGACGCATTCCATGACGCACTGATCAAGAAGCAGGGCATCGTAAAGTCGTATTGGAAAGAAGTCAGCTCGGCTAAGATCTACACATTCACAGACCTGTCTGACGATGAATATGCTTATCTGGTGGATGATGACGACGTGACTGTCATTGAGCATTCTGTTGAGATGTCTATGTCAATGGATGAGATGGGCATGGAAATTCAGCTTCCAATCCATAGCGTTAAGATTAGCCGGCAAGAGCGCAAGGGCGAGCTTGTCATTGAAAGCGTGCCGCCAGAAGAATTTTTCGTCAACCGCGATGCTCGATCAATGACGGATGCGTATATCGTGGCACACCGCACGGAAATGCGTGCGGGTGACTTGATTGAGCTTGGTTTTGATCCTGACGTCGTATTGAAACTGGGCAGCTTTGACAGCGGCTCTGAGATGACAGAGGCAGAGGTTTACGAGCGCCAAGGCTATGATGAGGATTTTGCCGACGAAGACGTGGCAGATCCAGCAATGCGCTTGGTGGCTGTGACTGAGGCGTACATGCGCATGGATGTCGATGGCACAGGCGTACCAATCCTGCATCGCTTCCTGTGTGGTGGTACAAAGTACGAGCTGCTAGATTTTGAACCTGCAGATGAAATCCCATTTGCTAAGTTTGAGATTGATCCAGAGGCGCACACATTCTATGGCCGCAGCTTGGCCGAGATTATCATGGAGGATCAAGACGCCGCAACGTCAATCCTGCGTGGGATCTTGGATAACGTCGCAATGACAAACAATCCTCGCTTGGGCATTATTGACGGCGCGGTAAACATTGATGACGTCATGAACAACGAGATTGGCGCAATCGTGCGTATGCGTCAGGCGGGTGCTGTGCAGGATCTGGCGGTGCCATTCACTGCAGGCCAGACGTTGTCTGCTCTGACATACATGGATCAGCTCGTTGAGCAGAAGACAGGCGTCACACGCGCATCCATGGGGCTAGACCCAGATGCAATGCAGTCCACAACCAAGGCAGCAGTTCAAGCCACTGTACAGGCCGCTGCGGGTCAGGTTGAGGTTATGGTGCGCAACTTGGCTGATGGCCTGCGCGATCTGTTTGGCATTGTTCTTCGCAT